TAAAGAGTATAAACTAACCTCGTATATTATAGAAGAGGATAAAAAGTTTAACATATAACAAGAGAAAGGAATTGAATTATGGAATTTAGTATTGAGGCGCTGGAATTACAGCGCATTGTTAAGCTGTTGAGCGTTGCAGCTAGAGTTAATACAAATGACACAAGAAGTATGGTATTAATAGAGGTAGATGACAACAACAACGCTTCTTTCCTATGTGATAATGGCAACGTAACCATTATAGAAACTTCTGAGAAAGTACAAGTTAAAACTGCAGGAGCTGTTTGTATTATTTTTGATAAAATAAAGTCTTTTGCTTTGGCTTTTAGTCCTATGACTGAGGGTGTTGGTGTAAAAGATTTTCGATTTGTTAAATCTAAACAAGAAGTCCATGTTCATGTAGAGAATGTTTATGAAGATGGAAAGAAATCAAAAGGTATAATAAAGTTGGGTTATTTTGATCCATATAATATGAGTAAACCAACTCCTTTTGAACACGCCAATTTTGTTTTGAATTCACACCTATTTAAGATTGCTACAAGTAAGATTTTATATGCTATGAGTCCAAACGAAACTCGTAAAATAATTCAAGGCATGTGCATTCATTTTGATGGTGATAATATTTACTTTGTAGGAACAAATGGCCGCATGTTGTCTGAGTTTTCAGTAAAAAATGAAAGGTGATTTACGAGAGGGCAGTTTCATACTTAAGTATGAGTTTATGATGGCTTTGAGACGGGCTCTTGTAGAGGAAACATCTTTGTTTTTTGAGATGAAAGACAAAAAAGTTGCAGTTAAATTTGATAATACATGTGTTTTTGGTATTACAAATATAGGCAGCACATATCCAGAATACCAATCCAACTTAAATAAGTTCACAGATGTAATAAAGCTTGATAAAGATGTGTTGTTAAGCAATTTACGGCCATTTAAAGACCTATTAGATAGTGATGATGATGATAGGTTGTCCATCTCTATAAATAACAACAAACTCACTTTATGTAATGATGTAGCCAGCTTTGAGTACGAAGGTACTGTAGATTATGCTGGTGATTTTGTGGGAGATTATAATGGTAAGTTTGTAATGCAGACAGTTGAAGCGATACAGGATGATAGTTTACTTATTAAATTCTCAAATCATGAGGGAAACATAATGTTTGATTCTGCTGCGTTTGAGGATCAAAAAGCACTTGTTACACATATAAGAAGGAGATAGTGTGGAGGACCGAATAGAAGAATTACGTAAGGCTTTATCCTCTATTGATGGAGATCTCTTTAATTCTAAACAAGAAGATAAGTATGGTGGTGTTATAGATGTGTGTAAAATCTTTGTTGTTAGACTTAGGTTATAGGGTGGTTGCTCCAGTTAAATATACAAACGGTAAGATATTAAAAATAGATCAATCTTATAGCGTTGTTTTATAACTACTTGTATAGAAACCACCCTAAAAACCGTCCATATAGGAATACAGGTAGAGATAGAGCTGTAATGTCGTCTTTTATTGACTCAAGAATGCTTAATGGTATTACAAAACAACAAGCAATGAATGAGTGTGGTGAAATTATATCAACAATATTTAAATATGAAAAAGAATTTTGTTTTAAGCCTGAGTATGAGCTAAAAATAACAATATTAGGTCAAGAAAAGTGTGGTTGGATAACTGAAAAAGCAATCAATATAATGCATAGAGAGAGACACAGTAGAGAGGAACTTGCATTGGAGCAAAGGGTTGTTGATGTAGAGAATGAAATAGCTTATAAGTATAAAGATGATTATGATTTAGGTGAAATATTAAATGAATTGAGGGAGGGTAAAGATGGCAACAAAAAAGAAACAAACTAAAAAAATTACAAAAACTAAAACGAAGCCAGCCGAAAATACTATGGGTGCTATAAAGAAGAGTATAGAAAAGAAGTACGGTAATATGATTACCAAGGTAAATGCACATAAAAATGAGGAATTACAGTCCATATCTTCTGGTATAATTTCATTAGATGTGGCTTTAGGTAATGGCGGTTTTGTAAGAGGTAGGATATATGAGGTTTTTGGCCCCAATAGTAGTGGTAAAACTACACTGACTGCTTCAGTTTTAATAGAAGCACAAAAAAGAGGATTAGGAACGTTTTTTATTGACGCAGAACACGCATTAGACCCTGTTTTGTTTGAGAGTTATGGTGTTGATATAAGCTCTACTGAGCTGTATAAAGGTTTTGATGGTGAGGAGAATATTGATGTATTAGAAAAGGTAGCAAGTTCAGGAGAGTACGCTGTAGTAGTTGTTGATAGTGTTAGCGCATTAGTTCCTACGGCAGAGGTTGATGCTGGTATTGGTGATCAACAAATGGGGTTACATGCTAGACTCATGAGTAAGGCTTTAAGGCGTCTTGTTCCTATAGCTAATAGAACTAATGTACTAATTATATTTATTAATCAACTAAGGTTAAAGATAGGCACTAATTATGGTAACCCTGAAACAACTACTGGTGGAGAGGCGTTAGGTTTTTGGGCCACAGGTAGAATTTCTGTTAGAGGTGGTGAAGCAAAAACCAGAAGAATAGAAAATCCAGAAGATAAAAGTGATATTATAGGGCATACTTGTTTGTTTTCTGTAGAAAAAAACAAAGTATCTATACCTTTTAGAAAAGCAGAAGCAAACCTTATGTATGCTAAGGGGTTTGATAATTATTGGGAAATTATGAAGCTATCTAAAGATTTGGGTATAATAGAACAATTTGGTGCGTGGTATAAATATAAAGATAAAAGTATTGCCCAAGGTGAGTGGAATATGAGAAATCTTCTTGAAGATGATGATGCTTTATATAATGAACTTAGAGCAGAGGTTCTTAGTAGACTTGGATTGGACAAACTTTATGAGCAAAATAGCTGATGATGTTTACGATATACTTATAGAGTTGTTTCCTAAAGTTCTTTCAAACAGAGTTGTTAAGGAACACTATGTTAAGTATAAAGGAACTAGTTTATTTTTTGATTTTATAATTAAAGAATTAAATGTATTGGTAGAGGTACAAGGACAACAACACACTAAGTATATAAGACACTTTCACGGTGATATGGCAGGGTTTTTGAAGCAAAAATATAGAGATAATTTGAAGATAGCATATATACAGGAAGATAATTTATATAGTTTAGTAAGAATAAATCACGATGAAAAGATTACTAAAAAGCGTTTGTTAGAAAAGATAAATATTGCTATAGAGGAGGGATTTTGTGAGTAGAATAATTATACCAGGTGAAAGAGACCCCATAAAAAGGGGCAAAGATTGTCCAGATTTTGTTCCTCTGAAAGACGGAACATTGACTGGTGATGGTAAGTATTGTGACCTAAGTTTCCAATGCAAACAAATAGGGTTTTGGTCTGAATATGTACAAATAAAGGACCCACAAACCCTTAAATTACTTGAACAAGACTACCTATGTAGAGGTGTTTACGCTGACAAAGAAATTATAAAAGCAAAAGTAGATGAAGAGGCGGATTAAAGATGGATAAAGATGTACTTTCTTTTAATAAAATAGAACCAAGTATTAGTAATGTTGAAAAGGTGTGGTCTTTTGACCCATCAAGTCTTGAATTAACAGACGGCATAACTATAAGTAAATATTCAATGTATCTTTCAATGTATCTTGTATATCTTAAAAGTCAACAAAACCAAAAAAAAGCAAACCTTATGAAAAAGAAACACTTTGTTGATGATACTGTTAGAATTATGCTAACTGAGGAGTTAAAAAAGAAACATAAGACAAAGACAGAAGCAGTAGATTATATAAAATGGACTTCATCAGAAGTAGCTACAGTTGAGGCAGAAATTAAGACTCTAAAGGAAGAGTTACAACTAATTGAGGGTATTGACAAGACTGTATATGAGCTTATAGCTACATTTAAGAGAGAATTAACTAGAAGAGAGAAAGAACTAGATGCCGTTAGATTAGGAAGGAAGACTTTATGACTGATGCAGAAATAAAAACCATATTTGCGTCCCCAGTAGATGAGAGGGCTGTGCTATCTCTTTCATTAAAGGACATAAATAATTTCTACGCTCTGTGTTCAAAGGTGTCTGTTGATGATTTTTTATGTAGAGATAACTATATGGTATTTTTACTACTAAAAGGTCTAATGGATAGAGGCATAGAGAGTTTTGATTTACCTATGGTTATAAAAGATGCCGAGGCTCAAGGCGTTTTACAGGTAATTGGTGGGTATTTATACCTTGAAAGCATAACAAACATGCCGGTGTCTTCTAGGAACTTTGATTCATATGTTTATAGTATGTTGGAGTCAAGTACTAAATACAGATTGCATATGGATTTACATGAAAACATAGCTTTAGTTGGTGAAAACGCAAAAGGTGGTATATCTAGTAGTGATTTAATAGGTTCAGTTGAGAGGTCTGTGTTAGAATTATCAACTAAAAGCAAATCAATAAAAGAACCAAGGAATTTAGCTGATGGTTTGCGTGAGGATATAGAGAAAAGAAGACAAAATCCAGTTAAAGTTATAGGTGTGTCAACTGGTTATTCTATTTTAGATAACCAAATAGATGGGTTGGTTCCAGGTACTTTAACAATCATATCTGCTAGGTTGAAGAGAGGAAAAAGCACGTTTTTATCAAATATAGCAGCACATGTAGCTTATAGAGAGGCTATACCTGTATTATATGTGGATACTGAGATGACGTTTGAGCAGTGGAGAGATAGAATTGTAGCTAATTTAAGTGGTATAAAAGAGAGAACCATAAAGCATGGTGATTATGGTGATGAAGATTATGAAAGAATTATGAAAGCAACAGAAGTAATTGAACGTGGTAAGTTATTTCATGAGTTCATGCCTGGGTATACTACAGATAAATTAGTTGCTTTATATAAAAAATATAAACATAAACACAATATAGGACTAATTGTGTTTGATTACTTAAAAGAGCCTGATTTGTCCTCTGTTGATAAGAATAGGAAAGAACATCAGTTGTTAGGTGATGTTACAACATGCTTAAAGGATTTGGCAGGCACGTTGGGTATACCAGCCCTTACAGCCGTTCAAATAAACCGTAGTGGTGATGTAGCAGACAGTGATAGGATAGCAAGATATGGCGATATTGTAGCACAGTGGATGAATAAAAAAGAAGATGAGTTTGAAGCCAAAGGAGCAGCAGGAGGCACACATAAACTTGTTGTTCGTGATACTCGTAGAGGTGGTATGACCTCTGAAGAAGGCATTAGTTACTTCTTTTTTAAGGAAAGTCTTAGGATAAGGGAAGTACCAGGACAAGATCAGATATCTAAGTATGGTGACGTGGTAGTAAATTACGGTGGATCAGATAGTGTGTATGAGGGTAGTGACAATGAATTTCTCGAATAACCAAAAAGAAGATGAGTGGTTAAATTTTAAGGACAAACTGGCTAAAATCAAAGACAGTGTTGACCCTAGATATTTATTAGAGTCCCTTGGGTTTAGTGGGTTCACAAGAGACACAGCCAAGGAGTTAAGAAGCCCTTGTTTAATTCATGGTGGTGATAATACTACTGCTTTTAGGTTGAACAGAGACACAAACACCTGGGTATGCTTCACTAATAAGTGTCATGAAACTTATGGTAATGATTTGGTTGCTCTTATTCAAGGTGTGTTGAAAGTAGATTTCATGTCTGCTGTTAATTACCTAAAAGAGTTGTGTGGTGAGGCAGGTGGTGAAAATATTACGGAATTTAAGAGAAAAAAAGAGAAAGAATCGTTCATAAATAGGTATAAAACATCTAAAATAGGTAGTAATATTGTTACTGAAAGTCAGCTTGAGCAGTTCAAATTTTTTAGGTCAGACTTCTTTTTGAACCAAGGATTTACAAAAGACGTGTTGGATTATTTTGAGATAGCCGGCGGTTATAAAGATAAATTTAGTGTAAAAAGGGACATAATACCTATTAGAGATGCTAAAGGCTCGCTTGTAGCGTACGGTTTAAGGGACGTGTCATCAGATGATCCAGAACTAAAATATATTTTAACAGACGGGTTTGATAAAAACAATGTTTTGTATAATTTACACAACATAGACGTGTCAAAACCCATTATAGTTGTTGAAGGGTTTAAATCTGTATGGCGTTTGAAACAGTACGGTATAGATAATGTTGTTGCTGTTATAGGATCAGAGGTGACTATAGGCCAGCAGCTATTTATTGTATGGTTACGGTCAATCAGGTGTCGTTATCTTGTTTGATAACGATAATGCCGGTGTTACTGGGTGTGTTAATGCTTATAATTCCTTGAATGGTAAAGTGGTTGTCACACCTTTAATTATTACTGAAGTTGATGAAAGTGGAAGGGGTTTGGACCCCGCTGATTTATCTAAAAAAATTATTTACAGGTATTTAGGGAGGTATGTATGAGTAAGAAAAAGGCAAAAGCTGAAGTTGTAGTAGGTACACCAACTATGGTGTTGTTACCCTCAAATAATTATAAATTTACTGTTTCAAAAAAGGAATATAAGATAACAATTCCTAGAGAAGGGTTATATAATGAGCTAGATGAGGAGTTTTTTGGTGATGATGGGGGTGGTTTTAAGATACTTGATGAAGAGAGTATGACTTTGTATCTACCGTCTATAACTAAGGTACTTTTTGGAGCTAAAAAGTACCCAAAACTAGAAGCAAACCAGTTATTTGCTCCTGTTGCTTTGGTATTTGGTGATAAAACGGTAGAAATTGTAGGCCAATTAATTGAAATGTTACCAATAGAAGGGTAGGTGTACTATGGAATTTATGTATGAATATATACATCATTGTTTAATGTGTAATGCACATAGTTATGAGATAGAAGAAGGTGTTTTTAAGTGTTCAGATTGTGGTTTTGAATGGGAGACTATGGGTAATGGATGATCCTTATAAAATATTAGGTGTTAGTAGGGAAGCTTCTCCTGGTGATATAAAAAAAGCATTTAGGGACTTATCAAAGAAGTATCATCCGGATAAAAATCCAGATAATAAAGAGGCAGAGGATAAGTTTAAAGAAATAAGCAATGCTTATGGCACTCTTTCCGACCCTCAGAAGAGAGCTCAACACGATAATCCTAATCCTTTTCAATTCGATCCTTTTGGTGGTGGTTTTGGGTTCGGTGGAGTTAATAGAAATAGACGTCAACATAAACCAAACCCAAATGCACCAAGACGTGGTGGTGATTTAAGGATTATTGTGGATACTCCTTTAGATTATTTCATACTTGGTGGCGGACTAAAAACAAATATATCATATGATGATATATGTATAGACTGTAAAGGTTCAGGCGCAACAAAAACAGAGTTTTGTTCTAATTGTAATGGTATTGGTGTTGTTACACAGTCTTCTAATAGAGGAAATGCACACTTTATGCATTCCACCCCTTGTGGTGTTTGTCATGGTAAAGGAGCAAAGACTGTAGAAAAGTGTGAGGTTTGTTCAGGTAGTGGTAGAGTACACATAAAGGATGCTTCAATAGAAGTAGATGTGCCTAAAGGCTCAAAAGATGGTTTTGTTATGGTTAAGGAGCGTGAGGGCGGAAAAGGTGTTAATGGTGGTCCAAACGGCAATCTTCTTATAAAATTACAAATGATTATGCCTAAGGCAGAGGATTTATCTGATAAAGAGATAGAGATATTAAGGAATATATGCAAAAATTAACAAATAAAACAGTAATAAGGACAACTTCATACTCTCAAAGAGAGATTATATCTAATATTATGAAGCTATATGTTCCAGATGGTTTTGATTTAGATCCAACATACAGTAAGGGTATATTCTATAAGGGGTTAAAGCAGCCGAAATTTAAGTTTGATATCGTACCAAGAAAAGGTTGTGTAATTCCAGTGGATGTGGAGTATTTACCCTTAAAAAACGAGTCTGTAAACAGTGTTATGTTCGACCCACCGTTTCTCGCTACTACTGGTAATGTTGCTAAAAGTAAAGACAAGTCTAATATAATGATAAAAAGATTTGGTTACTATAAAAACATGCCAGACCTGTGGAATATGTATTATGGTGCTATAAAAGAGCTACACAGGGTGTTAAATGTAGGTGGTATATGTGTTATTAAAATGCAGGATAGTGTTAGTAGTGGTAAACAATACATGTCTCATCTAGAGACAATGAATTGTGCTATTAATGCTGGATTCTACTGTAGGGACGTGTTTATACTACTATCTAAGAATGTTATTTTAAGTGGTAAACACAACAACCAACAACATGCTCGTAAATTTCACAGTTATTTTATAGTTTTTGAGAAAAAGAATGTTAATATTAAATATAGATTTATTGACAAGGAGATAAATAGTTAATGAGAAAAAGAAAATATGGTATCCTTAGTTTAGACATATCTACTACTAGAACGGGATGGAGTTTCTCTGTTAAAGATAGGGTTGGCGGTTTTGGTACTATAAAGATTAGTAAAAAAATGAATAAGATTGAGAAACTTGTTTACTTTAGACAAGAATTAATAAAGGTGTTGAGAAAGTATAAACCATCCTATGTAGTAGTTGAAAATGGATTTTTTGGTAAAAATGTTTCAACACTAAAGGCTCTCAGCGAGTACGCTGGTGTAGCTAAAGAGTGTTGTGCTTCAATAACAGGAATAACACCATATGTTATGAATAATCAAACAACAAAATCACATTTTGGTGTAAGAACTAAAGAGGATTTGTTTTATGTTGTAATCCGTGTGTATGGTTGGGGTTATAAAGGACTAGAATACAACTTTCATAACGACATAACTGACGCTGTAGCTCAAAGCGTGTGTTATTTTGAAACAATATTAGGAGGACATGGTGGACTTAAAAAAGACAAACAGAAAAGATGTATTTATGAATACGATGATGGTATTTTTTTCGATGAGGAGGGAAATGAGATAAATGAGTGAATATAAAATAAAACTTAGTGCTACTAGGGTAAGTTCTTTCCTGAGGTGTAGATGGAAGTACTGGTGTCAGTATGTTGAACGGCTTCCTAGACTTGATAATCCAGCGTTTAGGTTGGGTTCTACTTGTCATGATACCTTAGAATTCGCAGGCAGAATTTGGCAAAAGAAAGGTAAGTTTACTGCCGCTGATAAAAAGAAGATACTAGTAGAATATGATAAAATATCTGTTAAAGAGGGTATAGAAGACCAGCAGACACATATTCTTGGCAAAGAGTTGGTAAAGAGACGTATAGATGATTTTAAATTGGGTAATAAAATTATAGGGCTTGAAGATAAGTTTGGTTTCAAAGACACCCCAGAGGTGACAACACCTGAAGGTATCCCTTTAATGGGGGCTATAGATAAAGCTGTGGAGATAGATGATGATACTCTTTTGATTGTTGATTATAAAACTAGTAAGTCAGCGCCTGACTATAACCAACTAAAAAATGACGAGCAGCTTTCAATATATCATATAGCTGCTAAAGTTTTATACCCACAGTATGATAGAATTATACTTAGTTTGGATCTATTAAAACATGATATCATGTATACATATAGAACTGATGAAGAAATACAAGCTTTTCAGGAATATTTAGTAGCAGTGTATGAAGAAATGGTAAATTTGAAAGAAAAAGATGCTAAATATACTGTAAATATCTTTTGCCCTTGGTGTGATTTTAGTAATAATTGTGAGGGATTTAAAAGAGCTTGTAAAAAAAGCGATTATGTTTTTACAGATGTTAATAGTATGAGTAATGAGTCTTTGTTGTCTGAATGGAATGAAGTTAGAAGCAGTAAGAAGGTTCTAGAGGGTAGAGAGAAAGCATTATCAGCTATAATGATGGAAAAAATTAAGAGAAAAGCAGACAACATAATTGCTGACGGTAAAGAAGTTTATATTCGTCAAAACTCTAAGACAACATATGATGTAAAAACTGTAGTTGATTGTGTTCCAAAGAAAGATTTTGCTAAACTGGTTTATTTAAACAAAAGAGCTATAGATTTGTATATGAATAAGAATCCAACGGTAAAAAGTAAAATACAAGACTCATCTAAATTGAGTTTCATGTCGCCATTTTTGGCAACTAAAAAAGTTAAAAAATAAAGGAGATATATTATGGACAAAGGGAAAAAGATAAAGGTTTTAGCTTACTGTGATGCCCCTACTTGCGCAACAGGCTTTGGAACTGTATCACGTAACATTTTTGAGGCATTACATAGGACAGGAAGATATGATATAGATATATTGGGCATTAATTATTGGGGTGACCCACATGAATTTCCATATAGAATATGGCCAACAGGTACTAATCAAGATAAAGATCCATATGGAAGAAAGAAAGTTTGTGCTATGATTCCAAACATGGATTTTGATTTACTTTTCTTTCTACAAGACACATTTATTTTGGATTTTTTACCTGAAGTAATCCCTTATTTAAGGGAAAAAGATAGAAAATTCAAATCAATTTGTTACTTTCCTGTTGATGGCGCTCCTAAAAAAGAGTGGATAGAGAATATTTGTGGTGTAATAGACTACCCTGTTGCTTATTCTCAGTTTGGTAAAACAGAGGCTTGTAAAGCATCACCAAAAGCAGACAAAAACATGTTGACTATACCACATGGAGCAAATACCAGTGATTATTATAAGCTTACCAGAAAAAGAAACAAGCTGCTTTTAGAAACCAATACTTTGGTAGTCAAGCACAGAAGTTTATATTCACTAATGTTAATAGAAATCAACAAAGAAAAGACATACCTAGAACTATACATGCTTTTAATGAGTTCAAGAAGGTAGTTCCTAATTCTTTACTTTATTTACACATGGCACAACAAGACCAAGGTTGGAATTTACCTGAGATTTGTAAGGCCTATAACCTAAGTACATCTACAGACGTGATATTTCCACAGAACTTTGGTCCAAATCAAGGGTATCCACGTCGTATAGTAAACATGATATACAACATTAGTGATTGTGTTATTAGTACTACATTGGGTGAAGGGATGGGGGCTTTCGTGGCCAGAAGCAATGGCTACTAAAACACCAGTTATTATGCCTAGAAACACAGCTTTAGTAGAGAATATAACAGAGGATAAGGGTTATTTGGTGGACAGTGGTAGTAAGGAAAGTCTTTTTACAGTAATACCACACGATAATGAAATAGTTCGCCCACTTGTTGATACAGACAAGCTAGTGGAGACTATGCTACATGTGTATAATAACCAAGAAGAAGCTAAAAAGAAGGCTGAAACAGCATATGGGTGGGTTACTTCTGAGTTGAATTGGCAGGGTGGTATAGCTAAACAGTGGGTTGAGTTGTTTGATGCAGTGTCTGAAGAACATGTGGCTGGTGTAGAAGCAGACACTCCTACTGGTCCTAATGTTTTAACAGCAGAGTCTTTCTAGGAGGTAATATGGAAGTAAAAATATTAGAAGAACATGGGTATGAAAATGCTTTAAGGGGAATGGGGTTTAGTTTTAATACTACTGATCCTGATAAACTATATAAGGTGTCACGTCGTCTTTTTAATAAGGATGGAGGCCATAATAAGTTTACTGAGTCCATTGTTGTTTGGTTAGAGATATTAGCACCAAGATATTGGTGGCAGGAATTTGATACTTATAGGGTTGGTACCACTAAACAATCAGAGTGTTTTGATGAAAAAACTGAGATATTAACTGAAAATGGCTGGAAATACTTTAAAGATTTGGTTAAAGAAGATGCAGTATGTACTTTAGCCCCATCCACAGGGAAGATTGAATATCAAATTCCTACTAAATATATTTCAGATGATTATAGTGGTAAAATGATTAGATTTAAGTCTAATAAGTACGACTTGTTAGTAACTCCTAATCATAGGGTTCCTATATGGGGTGAAGATAATACTTTGGACTTTGTGTATGCTGAAGATTTTAAATCCTATATGCGTGTACCTAAAAATATTCACTCTTGGGTTGGTAAAGATGTTGAAAAATTTATATTACCATCTATTAATAGGAAATGGAATACTGGGTTTAGAGCAGTTGAAAAGTTTTACCCAGAAATAGAAATTTTAATGGAAGACTGGTTATCTTTTTTAGGTATTTGGTTGTCAGAGGGAAGAACTGTTAAAGAAGCAAGAAATTATAATACTTATATTTATCAAAATACTGATAGTGCTTGTTATGAGGAGCTTTGTTTATTGTTTGAACGTTTACCTTTTAAAGTGCATAAAAATTTAGATGGTAAAAAATGTAGATGGTGTATTAGTAATTTACAACTTTATGATTATCTAAGTGTCATTGGGAACACATATAATAAATATATTCCTAGAGATTATTTTACTCTTAGTACAAAACAATTAAATGTATTACTGTATTGGTTAATGTTAGGGGACGGCACAGATAATTATGAAGACAATTATACCTACCTATATTCTACAGTTTCTAGACAACTAGCAGATGATTTACAAGAATTGTTTTTGAAAGTAGGTAATGTAGCTAATATTTATACTAGAAAAGATAATAGATCTGTTAATTATAAAGACGTATACACAATAAACAGATCTTCTACGCTTACTTATAAAATACAAGAGAAAAATATTAATGAAGAGCATTATAATGGTAAGATTTATTGTGTAGATGTGCCTAATCATACTCTTTTTGTGAGAAGAAATGGGAAGTCTACTTGGTCAGGTAATTCCACAATTCATACAGTTTGTAAGAAGCCTATAGAACAAACTGATTTTGAAGAGCCTATACTACCAGCTATGATTACGTATCTTAATGAGCTTATAGGAAGGTATAATACTACTAAAGATAAAAAAATTTTTAGTAAAATAAAAACAAACTTACCTGAAGGTTACCTACAAAAAAGGTTGGTGTGTACTAATTATAAGGTGCTAAGAAACATGATTCAACAGAGAAAAGGGCACAGTCTAGAAGAGTGGGCTGTGTTTATAAGCAGTGTAAAAGAACAAGTAAAACATAAAGATTTATTGGGGGATTAGACATGGAAATTAAAGGTATAAAATATGTTGGTCCAATACTAGATGGTTCAGGATACGCGCAAGCCTGTAGAGGCAACATTAGAGCACTTCATGCTTTGGGTGTTCCTATAACATTATCTACTATATCTTTCGAGTCAATAAGACCAGATTTAGGAGAAGAAGGTGAGTTTTTAAAGTCTTTGATTGATAAAAAGATAGATTATAATGTGGTTATTATACACACAACACCAGAATTTTGGCACAAATATAAAGAAGCGGGTAAGACTAATGTTGGGTATACAATATGGGAAACAACATTACTACATCCTGAGTGGATAGGGCACATAAATAACAATGTTGAAAAAGTTTTGGTCGGTTGTGAGTGGAATATTGAGGTGTTTAGAAACAGTGGTATAACAATACCTATAGGGGTGATTCCTCACGGAATAAACCCAGACGTATATGCTGATGTAAAACCATATGAAATAGCAGGTATAGATAAAGATGCTTATGTGTTTTACGGCATATTTCAATGGTGTTATGATGAGGAAACTAGGGTTCTAACTAAAGATGGCTTTAAATATTTTAAGGATTTGGTTTATGAAGACGAAATAGCTACTTTAAATTTGAAAACAGAAGAGCTTGAGTATCAGAAACCAGAAAAAATAGTTAAGTTTAGACGTAAAGATAAGATGCTTTCACTTAAAGGAGCGTTTTTCGATGTTTGTGTTACTCCAGACCATAAAATGGTAGTTAAAGAGGAGCCGGCTCCTGATTGGAAACTAGTACCGTTCAATGAATTAATAACAAAAGGTAAATCAGACCAGATGATTATTTCTGATAAATATAAAGCTAAAAAAAATTGTAAGTGGAAAGGTACAGAGCAACTTATATTCAAATCACCAGTGTTGTCTGATAAAGAAATAAACATGGATGTTTTTTTGGAATTTTTTGGTTGGTATTTGTCTGAAGGTTCTACATATAATGCTGAACGAGGGTACGTTAACACTATAACACAATGCAAAGAGACGTATAGGAAAGAGATAATAGATTGCATTGAAAGAATGGGTTACACTGCATTTGTAGGTGGTAATAGTAATAAAGATATTAGATTTAATTCTAAAGATATGCATAATTATCTAAAGCAATTTGGAAAATGTAATACTAAGTTTATACCTACTTGGATAAAAAATTTAAGCTCAAGACAGATTAAAATTTTACTGAACTCATTGTTTAAGGGAGATGGCACCTTATATGAAAATGGTGATTGGGTTAAATACACTACTACATCAAAGCGACTTGCTGAGGACGTACAAGAATGTCTTTTGAAGATTGGTATGTCTGGTGCTATATCTACAGAAGATCCTACTTTGAAAACACCAGGAGAAATTGACGGTAGACTTATAAAGGGAAAATTACTTCAGTATATTGTGTCGGTTAACAGAGAACGTAACGAACCAAGTATGTATTACGCCGAATTAAAGGAAGTTGATTATAATGGTTTCGTACATTGTGCTACAGTTCCTAACCATGCTATGTTGGTAGAGAGGAATGGAAAGGTTTTGTTCTCAGGAAATACAGAAAGAAAAAATCCGCTAGCTATGATAAAATCTTATTGGTACGCATTCCAAAACAATGAGAATGTTGCTCTTGTTATGAAAACATACAGAAATGATTACAGTGATGGTGAGAGAGACGCTATACGCACCACATTGAAAAGACTTAAAGCAGTTACACCTATGGATGTGTATCCTAAAATATATTTTATACCTAATATGCTTACTGATGATGAGATATTAGGGTTACATGATAGAGGGGATTGTTACGTTTCTTTGGATCGTGGCGAGGGGTTTGGTCTTTGTAGTTGGTAAAAACACAAAAATATCTGTAGCCGAATAGGAATAAAGAAAGCAGATGCTATACAAATTGATGATTGAAGTTTTGTCTATTGATGGTAAATTCAACAAGATTACTGATGTTTCTTCTATGTAATGTTAAAACTGGACTCAACATATCTATCAAGTTACATGAAGATATAACGGTGAGTGAGGAACATCCTTTACTAGTATGTAGCAATCTTACAGGACATAAACGTCGTTTCTATACCAGTGAGGTTATAGAGAGTATGTTGGAATGGAAAGAAGCGAAGCTTATAACAACAGATGATTATGTAGTTATCCCGAAACCTATATTAAATGATACTCCTGATAAAATTGATGTGTGTTCTATTATCAAAGACGACAAATTACGTGAACATAATGATACCTTATATTACGATAACGGATATTCACCGAAAAATACTACACATAGTTATAAAAATCTAGTGGGGGTTTATGGTTACACTAAAAAAATATTCGAGCGCGCAGTAACTCATATAAAAAATGATACTACACCTTTAGATAATTCAAAAACTCACGAAGCTTATAAAATTTTAAAAGACATAAACTATGAAATAAAAACACCTAATAAGGTTAAGAGGTGTGTAGAACTTAACGATGATGTATTGTCATTGTTTGGTTGGTACTTAGCGGAAGGAAGTACTAATAATGATACTTTTTTAGAAATAGATTTACATAAAAACGAGTACAATGTAGTATTAGAATTATCAAATATATTTCAAACAGAGTTTGGTGTAAGTAATGATTCAGTTCTTGTAGAAAAATATGATAATAAAAGTAGAATAATTGTTAGTAGTAAAGTAATAGCCACACTATTTTCTACCATGTTTGGTAAAGGTGCGCGTAACAAACATATCCCTGAATGGTTGTTTAAGGGCGGTAAAAGAATTTTACCATTAATTAAAAGTTTATTTAAGGGTGATGGTCATAATGACGGTAGTACTTACGCGTTGACTACTGTTTCTGATAGCTTGGCATACCAAGTAAAATTATTTTTTAACAGCATCGATATGTGTGCGAGGGTAAATAAAAAACCTCCAAATGAACTTGGTAACTATTCTATATATACAGTGTCGGTAGCTAATAATGATTATTTGAGCTTTATTGGTGAGGCAGTAAGTACGAAGGAGAGGCAGTTTTTTGTAGAAACTAATAATTTTTTTATTGTGAAGGTTACAGACATCAAAACAGTAGAGTATAATGATTATATGTTTGATTTTTCTGTAAAGAATTCTAAAAGTTTTGTAGGTAATGGTATATTATTACACAACTGTCCATTCACTGCCGGAGCTCGTGGAAATCCTATACTTGTTACAGGTTTTGGTGGAACAACAGAGTATGCTAAAGAAGATAATAGTTATTTAGTAGATTATCAGTTAACACCAGTGTTTGGTAAACTAATGCCCTTCGTAGCAGCAATGTTACGTCGAAACTCCTTTAATTGCTGGAAACCCCTAACGAGTGATGTCGAGGGCAATCAGCAGCGAAGCCTTGCAAAAGGAACGTTCAACGACTAGTCGAAAGACGTAGATTCCAAGTGGAATCGAAACGGGGAGGGTCCCTAGTGGACCTTGATATAGTCTAATCTTACGAGAAACCGTAAGCAGCCTTAGGGCGGTATAAGAGTAACGATCTTATGTGAATGTAAATGATGCCGTGGTGTTTAACAGAAAATAACACTATACATACAACTGATGGGTGGGTGGATATTAAAAAACTAAACGATAAAAGTATGGTATATAATAAACATTTTGAAGAAAAATCAATTAAAAAGATAGGTGAGAGAAGGCTTCTAGATGGTGAAAGTATAATCTCAATAAAAGTACTTTCATGTCCAGAGTATATAGAAGTAACAAACAAACATAATTTATATACTGTAGAAGGTAATAAACCAATAAAAAAAGAAGACATCTGATATAAAGATAGGTGACTATTTGTTTGTACCAAAACCTACTTTATTTTCTGGAAATTTTTGTATAAACATGTTGGATTATAGTGTAGATGATAAATGGTTGAAAAAGAATGGTAGGGTGGTGTATAGTAGAGATTTTGATAAGTCGGATGGTGTATATAATACTGTTAATTTATCTGATGAATTGTTTTATTTGGTTGGTTTATATCTTGCAGAAGGGTGTGTGTACTCATCAAATAGTTGTGTAAGTTTTTCATTTAATTCCGATGAGGCAGTGTTAGTAGATAGATGTAAGAAGTATTTTACCAGTGTGTTTGGTATATCTGAGGATCATTTTTATGAACGATATTATGAAGATAGGAATGGGTATGAATTAATTGTTAATAACACACTTATAGGTAGGTTTTTCAAAACACATTTTGGAGCAGGCGCTGGTAGTAAAAATATACCTTATGCGTTTATGCTACATGATTGCTCTACTTACAGAAAGCACTTATTAAAAGGTTATTGGGATGGTGATGGTCATATTAGTTATAGGCACTCTACTATAAATCCTGAATGTGTTTCAACTACAAAGTCATTTAACTTGTGTATGTGTTTAAGAGAGATTTTACTTAGTTTTGATATAGTACCTTCTACTACAAAAAATATTAGGAGTGATGGTAGAGTAAGTTATATAACATCTGTTTCTAATGAGATATTTGATGGTATATTAGGAATTGAAGGAACAAGTAGAGTTGAAAGTCTTCATTATAAATATGAGGTAGATGGTGGGTTTGCTGTAAGAGTGTCTGAAATTAGTAGTAGTAATGATTATTCAGGTATTATTTACAGTATTTCAGTAGACCCAGGCATGAATGAAGATAATAATGGTAGTTATATTCTTGGTGGTATATCCTCTAGTAATAGTCCGTGGTATAGGGGATCGCAGTTGTGGGCAGAGCCAAACTTAGAGCATGCAGCCCTTCTAATGAGGGAGATTTATAACAACCAAGAAGACGCTAAAAAGAAAGGTGAAATACTAAGAGACCATATTTTAACAAACTTTTGTTGGAAAGAGATAGGTAAAAAAATTGTTAAGGAATTGGAGATGGTGTAACCATGATTAAAAATATTAAAGACTTAAAAATTTTAGTTGTAGGTGACATAATGTTAGACCATTATATCTATGGTGATGTTACAAGAATTTCTCCTGAAGCACCAGTTCCTGTGGTAAATGTTACACATGAGGACGTTGTTCTTGGCGGTTGTGGAAATGTTGTTAGAAATATAAGAGCGTTAGGTCCAAATGTTACCTGTATGTGTGCTATAGGAGCAGATATACCAGGGGTAACTATAGAAAATCAACTTAATAAGCTCGGTGTGTCTAAAATTATGTTCAAAGAACACAATAAAGTGACCACTGTTAAAAGCAGAGTAGTATCAAACAATAGAGCCACACAACTACTGCGTATGGATACTGAAAAAATAAACAAAGTGAATTGTGGTAGGTTAAACTTACCAGATAAATATGATATAATTGTTGTGTCAGATTATGCTAAAGGAATGATTACTGAAGAGCTTATGGATAGACTTAGAGAGCTTAATACTACTATAATAGCAGACCCTAAACCAAAAAATATACAGTTTTTTAAGGACATATACATGATTACTCCTAATAAAAAGGAGTATGATGAGATGGATCACCATGTTTTTAAATCTATAAAATACATATTAAAGACATTGGGTGAAGAGGGTATGGAATTAATCACCTCTGAAACAAAATATAAAGTTGATTCAACGCCTATTAAATTACACAACGTTGTGGGAGCAGGAGACACTGTTATATCAGTCATGTCTGTATGTTTAGCCTCTGGTATGAAGCCACATTTAGCCTCTGTAGTAGCCAATGAATGTGCTCGATATGTTGTAACACAAGAAGGCACTTCTGTAATAGCTAAGCCAGTTTTTGACAAGGTTTTTAAGGAGTACGCTATTTTTGATAAGGCTTCTAGGAAGGAGAAATGATGTATAATATACCTAATAAAAACATTGCCGGAGTAGGAGATGAAGATATACTGTACCACCGAGTAGGAAAGCCTTGTGTAAATGTATTTACTAATGGTTGTTTTGACCTATTACATGCAGGGCATATATATTTATTAAAAAAAGCTAGAGAGCTTGGAGAGTTTTTACTTGTAGGGATTAATTCTGATAAGTCTATAAGGAAAATTAAGGGTGGTAATAGGCCTATAATACCACAAGAGCAACGTGAAGAGATGTTAATGGCGTTGGAGTGTGTTAACAGTGTGTTTATATTTGATGAACAAACACCTTACGATCTTATAAGGTGGGTACAACCTACTATTATTGTTAAGGGCGGTGATTGGGCAGGTAAAGAAATTGTTGGTAGTGATTTAGTTGAAAGGGTTGAGATAATACCATTTGTACATAATGTGTCTACTACAAGTATTATAAACAAAATAAAAGGAGAATAAGTTTGAAAACTTTGAACGTTGGAGCAGGCCAAAGAACGTATAAACATTATCCAAACAAGGATTATGAATGTACTAANATAGATATAAGAGATGTGGAAGGTATAGATATTGTATGTGACGTAACAGATCTATCCCAGTTTGGTGACGAGGAATTTGATTTTATACTGGCCAGTGATATTATAGAACACTTTCCTATAGCAAAAACAAATAGTATACTAAATGAGTGGAAGAGGGTGTTGAAAAAGGGCGGAATTATAGAGTTTAGAATGCCTAATTTAGCAGCAATATGTAAGCAATATGATGGTACCAATGCTAAACACATATCCTGGTTACTATACGGTGGTCAGGGGTACAAAACCAACTTTCATTACGTTGGGTTTGATAGAAAATGGTTCAAATCTATAATAGAACCGTTGGGGTTTAAAGAAAAGTCGTATAAGAAAGCCGGTAATAACTTTATTATGGGAGTAAAAAAATTATGACACAAATAATAATGAGACCTACTTACAATAGACCTGAGATGTTTGCTTTGTCTTTGGAGTATGAGTTGGCAGCTAGAGAGTATTATAAATTTCCACACGACCTTGTTACCTTATTTGTTGTTGAGGCAGGTACACCTAAAAAGGTTTGGGAGTTGATAGAGCAGTATCCTGGAGAGAAAAAGATAATTAAAAGAGAGAAAAAGTTAGGTTTGTCTAAGAATATACTTGAAGGTATGAAGGAAGCATTTAAAGAGACAGATGATTTTATAGTGTACATAGAGGATGATATACTACTACATAAGACGTACTTCCAGTATATGGACACGCTTCTTAATCATCCAGATCTTGGGCCATATAGCGTATTATCAGCTTATAATAAGGATGATAAAGGGGATGTATCGGAAGTTTATAAATATCATTTTTACGCTGCTTTAGCACCGATTATTTCTAAAGAGTTTTTTACAAAATATATAGCTCATTGTGCTAATGATAATTATTATAACAACAAACCAGCGTTTGTTACTATACTTAATGATAAATATAAACAACATCAGAAGAGTCATACATATAAATATAAAGATACTCAGCACCATCAGCAGGCAGGAATTTTAAATCGCCTTACGGATGTAGCTATGATAGAAGAGGGGATGTATACCTATATGCCTAGAGTAAACAGACAAATCCATGTCGGATATTACGGTCACAACAGACCGGGTGGTATGATACCAGGTAAAACTTACGAAGAAAGATTGAATAGCTTAAGGAGAATAATTACTAGTGCTGAGAAGATGTATGAGTTTAGCGCCACTAAACAGTATAATGATTACGCTGTTTTTAGTGACAAGCTGGAGAATTGGGACGGCACATTGAGGGTAGTTTAGATGGTTAAAAAGCTAACACATGTATATGTAAAGAATAGTCTTGAAGAAGAGTGGTATACTGCTTGGTATAGAGCGGTCTTAACTAGGAGGTATGGATATGTCTATTAATAAGAAAATATTATTCTGCACAGGAGAAGGTATAGGCAATGTTCTGCAATGTCTTCCTGTATTGAGAACACTAAAGGAAACTCTTGGTTACACAGTAGATATGTGGCACGCATTTGGTGGGTTCAAAATACCAGACACAATATTTCCCTATGTTAATGCGCAGTTTACTGGTGCTGGTATAAATCTAAGCATTATTAATGAGTATGAAGGTCTTGTATCCACTTTTTGGACAAGAAACCATATAAAATCTATCCCATTAAAACTTCTCGCGCCTATAAAAGAGCTCCGTATGGACCGATCAGAGGTAGACATATACTTAGATATAGCTAGAGATTTAGGTGCCAAGGAAGAGGACATTAGGTGGACTGGTGAGTGTAATTATAACAAGAAAGAAGAAAGTTACGACGTTGTGATAGCAGATGGATGTAACAAGGGACAAGCTGCCCAATGGGAGATTAAAAGCTACCCACATTATGAAGAAGTTGTAAAGATATTAAAAGAAAAAGATTACTCTGTGGCTTCTATAGGTATGCCTAATGAGTATGTTAAAGGAACTGTTGATAGGACTGGATTAAGGTTGCTAGAGAGTGGTGGTATTATTAAGAGTGCTAAAGTTCTATTGTCCAATGATTCTGGTATGTACCATTATGCTAACACGTTGGGTACTACTACTGTGGTAATATTTACTGCTACTAGTATTGAAAAGAATTATGATGAAAGGTTTCATGTATATACTACTATATTATGTGAAGATTTAGAGTGTAGGCCTTGTCAAGCCGGCAGAGGATGGAAGAACTGTGATGGGTGGATGTGTCAAGATATAGATCCAGTCAGTGTAGCGTATGTTGTAGAGGAGAAATTGAATGCCTAGAAAATCATTTCTAAAATGGGCAGGAGGTAAAAGTAAAAGCCTTTCACTCATAGAATCAGAGGTTTATAGTAACAGTAATCTATTCTCTGAGTTAAGAGTTGGTAGGTTCATAGAACCATTCGTTGGTTCAGGGGTAGTATTTATTAATATAGAGGCAGATGAATATATTATAAATGATATAAATAAAGATTTAACTAATCTATATAAAATAATAAAAACAAACGGTGATAAGTTTATAAGTGAGTGTAAGAAGTTATTTACCTCTGGTGTAAACAACGAAGAAGATTATTATAACCTTAGAACAAAGTTCAATAACACTGAGGATGTATTACAAAGATCTGTACTGTTTATGTATCTAAATAGACATTGCTTCAATGGTTTGTGTAGGTATAATAAAAGCGGCAAGTTTAATGTGCCTTTTGGTAGGTACAATAGCGTACACTTTCCTGAAAAGGCATTAAACACAGCTATAAATAGACTGGATAAAGCCACCATTTATAACAAAGGTTTTGAGAAGGTGATAGCTTTGGCTAAGGAAGATGATGTAGTATATTGTGTACCAGAAGATACTTTAATTTATCAAGATGGTAATTACTTACCTATAAAGGATGTGACACCTTATGAAACTGATTTGGGAAATAATAATAAATGTGTTAAAAAACATATTAGACCTACAACAAATGAAGAGATTATACAGTTAAATATCATGGGGATAAGTAAGCATTATGATTTAGAGTTATCAAAAAATCATGTAGTTTTTGTCTACGAAAAAGAAACTGATTCTATTATAGAAAAAAAAGCCACACACTTAACCACTTCTGATTTATTAGTTATAGACTATGCTAAAGAAATTAATAATTTTATTCCAGTGTATAAAAAATACAATAAATCTAATAAAAAAATGTTAAATGTTAATTATAATAAACACACTCAACTTGCTGAGTTGTTGGGGTTGTATATGGCGGAAGGTCATTTACAAAATGGGATAATACTATCATTTAGCGCAAATGAAACCGACTTACATTTGCTTACAAAAAAATTAATTAGAGAGTGTTTTGGTTTAGAAGCAACTATACACCCAAAGTCACCACATGACAGCGTTACTCAGGTAAAATGTTACTCTAAAGAACTTGAACAATACATTTTAGAATTTTATACTGGCGCAAACGCGTTATGTAAACGTATGAAAGGGTTCGTTATGTGTTGGGATAAAGATATACAGCTTAGCTTACTTAGAGGTTGGTTAAAGGGTGATGGTGGGGTAGAAGAGGTGGTTGATGTTTCTTTAGAAAGAAAGTTTGTACGTACTGATAAAAGAAATAAATTTAAATACGTTGGTACATCTGCAAGTTTTGAATTATCTTCACAAATGTATAATATAGCCTTAAGGTGTGGTTTACACCCCTGCTTTAAAAAAAGAATAACGAAACGCCGTACTGCTTTGGCTGACGGTAGAACAGAATCTGTTTGTTATGATGTATACTTTACCATAAAAAAGGACATCGAAGTTATAATGGGGATAGATATTCCAGGAAGAAATTGTGGAAGAAGATTCCACACTAATGGTTATATGGTAACTAGAATTAACAGTGTAAGTAAAAAGTGTCACACAGGCAACATGTATGATTTAACCACCACTAATGGGTATTTTTGGTGCATGGGTAATGTGAAAGTACATAATTGTGACCCACCTTATGTACCTATATCAGACACAGCATCATTTACTGATTATACATCTGATGGATTCACAATGGAACAGCAAAAATTATTAGCAAAAATGGCAGAGGAAAGTAGGTGTAAGTTCCTTATATCTAATCATGATACCGAAGTTACAAGAGAGTTGTATAAAAAGGCTGATTATATAATAGATAAAAAAGTAAATCGTTTTATATCAGCCAAATCAAGCAGCAGAGTACAGGTATCGGAATTATTAGCGGTTTATGAAAGGAATTAAAAATGTTATTTACAGAATTAGAAGAAGTTTGTTTACAAGGAAGAAATGCTGTAAAATCTGGTAAATGGTTAGAGAACGAGGTTGAAACTATCATAATGACACAAGGTGTGGTTGATTATAAATATGTAAATCAAACAGATTTATTTGAAGATGGTATAACTAACCATACCACTGGTGTTTTACGTAAAAATGTTCCATATGAAAATGTGTATAAAGAGGATGCTATAGTTGAGTTTGTTTTAAAATCATATGCACGTGGCGCTTCTGCAATGATTGAGTGTAAGTGCCAAAAAGTTGCAGGAACAGTACGTGAAAAGTTACCATTTGTTATGGATAATTTTAGAAAAGTTGAATATGAGTATTGTTTGTTGGTTCTTGAAGGTGATGGTATGGGAGACAACGCTAGAAATTATACTATAAGCGAGTCAAAAAAAATTTCAGATGCAATGAATAAAACTATTAATGTGGTTAGACTTAATGAGGTAGAAGGCTGGGTTAAATGGTTTTTAAAGGTGAATAATGAAAATATTAATGCTTAGAGGACAAGTTCCTCAGGATAGAAACCCACAAGAGATAGTGTTTGATAATATAGATGAGTGTTGTGATGTTTGGACACAACTTGTGTTCGCTATGACTCATGAAAAAGACCAGACAGAGTTGTGGTATTGGGGCGGTGATAGAAAACATAAATTTTCAAATAATTTTACTGAGAGGTGGGTGCCTTCTTTTAAAACCTATGCAAATGATTTTAAACCTACAGTTATATTTTGTAGGGGCGGATTCACTGAGTATCACCACATACTTGAAAGATTTCCACAAGCTATAAAGATATACTATGGTGCAGGAGCTAGGTTTCTGCCTTTATCTGGATTCACTGATTATGATATAGTTTTACAAGACTCTCCTGAGCAAGTAAAGGTTTGTAATTCTAAATTTCCTGAGCTTTGGGCTACACTGTTTATAAAACCAGCAGCAGATAATATATTTTACCAGATGGATAAGAAGAAAAAGTATGATGTATGTTTTCCTGCTAACGGGGCTCACACATTCAAAGGCCATGATTTTGTGTACTCTACTGTTCCTAGTGATTTAAAGTTGTTAAATTTAGGAAACAAGTCTAAAATAAAACATCCACATAATGTAACATCTTATAGAGTATTAAGACCAAAAATGGCAGAAAATATAGCGCTATGTAGGGTGGGTATTGTTGCTGTTCAAAGTAAAATAGATTCATGCCCTAGAGTTATCCCTGAAATGTTAGCGTGTGGAGTGCCTATAATAGCTCTAAACAACGTTCGTTTTTGGAGAGAGAAATATATTGTTAGTGGTGTTACTGGGGAGCTTGCTAATAAAAATAATTTCTGGGAAACTGTAAGACATGTGCTTGATGATATAGATAACTATAGTCCTAGACAGTATTATAAAAGAAACTTATCATTGGAACATGCGGCAAAGTATTTAAGAAAGGAAATAATTTAATGTATATTATATTTAACGCTCTAAATTCAGGTCTTGGAAACAATGGTGGTAGTAGAACACTTATAAAATGTGCAGAAACTATAGAAAGTTTAGGGGTTAGGTGTGATATAGTAGCAACAGATGATAACTTTACGTGGTTCAACCATAAGAAACCTATATCATATATACCAAATGATGCAGATGTTATAGTAGCTACAGCATGTACAACGGTAGAGAGCACGCTAAGTTCTAATGTGCCTAAGAAAGTGTGGTATATCCGTGGACATGAATTGTGGGCTCATAATGAGAAATTTATTGGAGCCCTATATAATTCTGGTTTAATTAACATTACCAACTCTATTGGGTTAATGAAAAAAGTAGAATCGTTTGGAGCAAAAGCTATAACTATACCACAAGGAATTGATTTAGATTTATGGTATGATTTAAAGTTAAGAAGCCATAATAAACTACGTATAGGTTGTCTGCATCAAAATAAGTCCACAAAAAGGTGGAAAGATTTTGTTAAATTGGCTGAGATACTTGGTAATGCTTATGAATATACAGCTTTTGGTACTAATGTTAAGGATTATAACTTTCTTTCAAGCTTTATAAACAACCCGTCTTTTGATGAGTTGAGAGAATTTTACAGTAAATGTCATATATGGTTTGTACCAACAGAGCTTGAGGGTCTACATAATCCACCTATGGAGGCAGCCTTGTGTGGTGCTCTTGTGGTGTGTAATGATCATCCAATGAGTGGGATAGCTTTGGATTATGGAATAGAGCGTACGTCTATGGTGTATAGACACAGAGATATAGAACATGCGGCCGAGGTGATTCGTAATGTTAATTGGTCTAAGGTTGAGGTGATGCAACAGTTCTTAATTAACGAGATTGGAAGCAGAGAAAAAAATATGAAAGAGTTTATAGATGTTTTAACATGAGTATTTTTTCTAAAGTAACATGGGAAGGTAAGCCGGCTAAGCTAGAGGTTTTTAATAAGAAACATAAACTTTTTAAATCTCTTCCCGTACATAAACAAGCTTTAGCAGCTGGACTAAGAGTACCTGATATATATAAAGTAGAAAATAAAGCCGGTAATATTTATAAGTATACTGAGTGGGTACAAGGTAACACTATATATGATGAAATGAATAATAATACAGATTCTATAAATACTATATGTTTAGATATAGCAAGATATATTAATATATTATATGATGTAGATGGAATTTCTCCTGTAGATAACCACTTAAAAAACTTTGTGTGGACAGGAAAAGAGGTAGTATATATAGATATGAAGAAGCTTTTGTATATGAATTATAGTAGACACCTTATACAAATGTCCAAACTGTGTTTGAAAAATTTCAGAGGAGATAGAAGTAAAGTGTTGTCATTTTTAAAAGGTTATAATTATTATAGAGATGTAAGGCCGGTGTTGAAAAGTTGTGATGAGTGTGGTTGGAAATGGGTTAATAAAAAACACGGCTACTTACACACAGAGACCGTTAAAATAGAGGAGATTATAAATGGATGAACGAGTGTTGAAGAAACAGATTAAAGAACTAAGGCCGTGGTATCAGGAGATAGATTTTGGTAACGGTGTTATCGCTAAGAGCGCTCACAGTAAGTTGTCTGGAGAGTATGCTTGGAAATATATTAAACAATTGTTACCTAAGTCATTAGAAGGCAAACGTGTGTTAGATATCGGGTCTAATGGTGGTTTGTTTTCAATAAGAACTGCCCAGATGGGTGCAAGGAAAGTAATTGGATTAGAACAAGAGCCAAAACATCTAAGACAATGTGCTTTTTTAAAAGATTATTTCGGCACAAAGAATGTTAGATTTATAAACCAGGATTTGAATTTGTTACCATCAGTTGATATAGGAAAGTTTGATTATATATTAGCTATATCTGTGTTGTATTGGGTAGGCAGGCCTGGGGTGGTTAAAAAAGGGACTCATTATTCTAAAGTTTATAGAGACAAGGAGGTTAAATTTATAGAACACGTAACCAAACTGTCTGATAATTTTATAGTTAGAGCAAGGGGCACCAAGTATAATAGCGCGGACTATTATGGTAATATATTTAATAATTTTGGTTTTGATTGCACAAAAGTAATTAATGAGGGTGTAGGAAGTCATGAATTAATGAGGTTCGAGAGGAGAGTTTAATATGGATTTGTGGAAATATATTAGTGATGTTGATGCTACACTAGATAGTCAAGACAAGTTTATATTTTTCGGTAACTATAAAGCAGCATCCATGTCTATTAATAGGGGTTTGTTAAAAGGTAGAGCGATAAGACAGAAAACAAATAAAGATATTTATTTAACTAAACTGTTATCTTATACTGAAGCTGATATAAAGAACATGTTTAAGTTTACTATTGTTAGAAACCCATGGTCAAGGGTGGTGTCAGCTTTTCACTATCTACAACAGAATTTAGTTGACCCAGACAGGCCTGACTACAGAGTTATTGATCCAACCATACCTTTCGGTTATTTTATTGAGAATGTTTTAATTGATTACAAAGATAAGTTAAGTGATAAATTAATACATCCACACTATAAAAATAGGTTTGATGCCCATTTTTCTTTTCAATACCCACGAGCATATGTTGGTGATAATTTATTAGTTGATTGTATAGTAAGGCTTGAGGCGGTAGATAAACATTGGGAATTTATTTCATCTAAGATAGGGGTTACTGAAAAAACAATGCCACATACAAATAAATCAGCTCACGGTTCTTATAGAAAACATTATACAAATACAACTAAACAGATTGTTGGTGAGGTTTATACTAAGGATATAGAGTTTTTTAATTACAAATTTTAAGGAGGTTATTATGATTTTACATGCATTTTTAACAGATGGGCTTTTTGATTGGGCAAAACTATTTGTTGATTCTTTTAGAATTACTAATGGTTTTGATACACCAATAGTCTTATGTACTAGAAATTTAACTGATACTCAGGTTAATGAACTAAGTTCTTTACAACCTAATGTGATCGTAAAGAATGAACATATAGACTTAAAAAAATTAAGTAAAGAGTTTGGCATTAGTTATGATGAGTTATTAAAACACAAAAAACAAATTGAAAAGGTACATATTACAGAAGAGGCTAGGATATGGAAGCAGTATACATCTGCTGATCAGAGAATACGTTCAATTTATGAGGTGATGAAAGAACACCCAGAGGAAGATTATATATTACATTCTGATATAGATATGTATTTTAGAAAACCACTTACAGCCCTTTATGAATTAATGAATGCCAACGACATATCTATAAGGTTTAGACTGCATACTACTACTGGTGATCATAGAAAGGTCATGGGTGGACTTCTTGGATTTAAGATTAATAATAAAGTATTTAAATTCATGGAGAGGTGGGAAAAATATCTTGACGATGTACCCATCCCAAAAAGAAAAATAGGTTATGGTCAAACTTCTTTATATTATGCATATAGAGATTTTAAAGAAGATTTTAAGTGGGGTGATATACCTGGTAAATATATTTCACCGTTTATGAAAGATGATGATGTTGTGTGGAGTGCTAATACTTATGCAGGTAAAACTAAAAATTTAGCCAAGTGCATGGCTGATTTAGACGCTCTTAGGAGGAATAATAATGAATAAAGAAACCGTATTATTGGCAGGGGTAGATGGTTATATAGGAAATGCACTTGCTCAGAGACTACTAACCAAAGGTTACACTGTAATAGGTGTAGACAATGGTTTTAAGAAGAAGGTGTGTAGAGGATGATATGGAATCGTTCTCTGCTACCTCTATTAAAAGTATGGAAGAAAAAACAAAACTATTTAAAGAGATTGGTAATTTTACTTATCTTGAACATGATATAGCTGAAGAGGGGGATGCTGTGTGGGCTATGTTGTTTGATTTCAGGCCTGACATTGTAGTAAACCTAGCGCATATAGCTTCAGGACCTTATAGTATGGCATCACAAGACAATGCTGCTCTTTCTTTAAGGAATAATATTATTGGTACTAATAATTTTTTGTGGAGTCTCAAAGATTTGTGCCCAGACTCACACTATATAACCATAGGCACGACAGGGGAGTACGATCATTATAGTAATATAGATATAGAAGAAGGTTATATTAATATAAGTCACAATGGTAGAGAGTCTGTTGAGATGATGTACCCACGGCGTCCAGGGTCTATATATCATAGTTCTAAGACAGCATCTACATATCTTATAGATTTTTTAACTAGATCTTGGGGCATACGTTGTACTGATATTCAACAGGCAGTTGTGTTTGGTAGTTATACCGATGAGATAGATCAAACCAAAATATACAGTAGACTTGATTCTGATGAAGCACACGGGACAGTGATCCATCGTTTTATGGTTCAGTCTTTACTTGGTGTACCTTTAACTGTGTATGGAGAAGGTAAACACCAAAGAGGTTTTATATCTTTAAATGATAGTGTACAAGCACTAGAGATAGCTATTAATAATCCAGCAGAAAAAGGCCGTGTGCAGGTATGGAATCAACTTTCTGAGTGGCATTCTATGAATGATATAGCTGCTATGGTTTCTGAAGTGTGTGGTGGTGTTGATATAACACACATAGATACACCTAGAAATGAACATACAGGAGAACATTATTACAAATATATTACAGAGAAGCTTTCTAAGCTAGGTTATAAACCAACTAGAACTATAAAAGAAGAGATAGAATATACAATTAATGTGTTAAAGAAACGTAAAGACGAACTAAAACCTTTGGCTAAAGTTGTTATGCCAAACATTAGATGGAAATAAAGGAGAATATGAATGGACCCACAAGCAGAGCATGTAAGAGTTAATAGAAAAAATGCAAGAAGAATCGTAAGAAAAACCGATGAAGCAAGGTATAAAAGACTGATAGATAATAGATACAAACCGACAATTGATATTATTTCGAAATATGTTGGTAAAGATGTGTCTTTTATAGATATAGGCATACGTGAAGGAAAGTTTCTTGAAGTTTTGAGAGACCGAGGTTTCACAAATATACATGGTGTCGATGTTTACGCTGAAGGAGTAGAAAGAGCTAAAGGTTTAGGTTTTGATGTTAAGGTAGCAGACGCACTGGATTTTTCGTTTGGTAAAAAATTTGACATGGCAACAATGACGCATGTGCTAGAACATTGTCCTGATGTGAACAAAGCAATTCAAAATATATATGATAATGTACTAAACAATGATGGTATTTTGTATGTTGAAGTACCAACTCAGAAAAAAGAACCTGTGCCTACACCACACGCTCATTATTTTTGCTTTACCTCGATGGAAGAATTATTATCGTTCTTTGATAAAAGTAAATGGGATCTTATTAATCAATCTATTGTTGGAAGAAACCTAAAAATAGTTCTAAGAAAATTAAAAGGAGATTAATATTGAGTTTATGTATAGCAGTTGTGGTAGGTGGTGGTATATATCAGAGATATCTACCCATGTTCATATATTTTTGTTTAAAATCATATCCGGAGGTGGGGGTACGTGTTTTTTTACTTGGTAAATTATTGAAAAAATATAACAAAATTATTAATAAATTAAATAGTATGGGTGATGTTGTGG